CAAGTACCGTTATAGCCAGTTGGAGTAACGTTACTTACATAAATTTGTTGACCAACAACGAACGGTGGAAGAGACTGTGCGGCAAATGTTATTACACCGGTGTTAATAGCGGTAATGTTCAATACCGTGGTGTTCATAATAGGGCTAATTTGCGCAGGAGAACCACCTAGTAGTTGCGGAGCACCGATTGCAAACTGCGGTTGAATTTGACCTCCAGCGTATGTTTGATACATATAGCCATAGCCGCTTAATGCGCCTGGGCTACTAGTACCATACTGCCAACTAACTGAACTTGAAGTACAGCTTGTAACAATCCATGTACCGTTGTATGCCGTTGGCGTTACACCAGTTACTACAACATATTGTCCTACGATAAAAGGAGGAACAGTTTGTGCTTGAAAACTCATAGTAACAATACCACCGCTCCACGCCACACTGGTAGTACCTACCAAGTTGTAATAGCCTCTATAGTCGCCGCCTAGTGTAGGAGCAACTAGTACGTTGTTTACGCTATAGCCATAAGGCATGTTTGTAAACTGACCACCAGTACTAACGTTGTGTTGGGCACCAATACCGCCCATTGTTTGAATTGCACCGGTATTTGAACTGAAACTAGGTGTCATTTCATCAAATACAACAGAACCTTTTAAGTTGCTGTTGGTGGATCTAATAACTAAGTTGTTGCCAGCCGTATCGCCACCTACAATTGGGAAGCCTGGATTTAGCTGGTTGGTATTAGTTACGCCGGATTGTGTTTGAGTCGTCATTTAAGAATCTCCGCTTATTGCTATTATTTAGCCGAATCTTGCATAACTTCTTCCACATGAGTGTTAGGAGCATGGGCTAACATCCAAGACTCCATGTTTACTTTAGCTTCGCGCACACGATCTTGAGCAGCCACGTGGTCTAGATGCGTACCTGACTCAGTTTTTTTAATAAGTCCGGCGGTGGTATTATCAAAATCCTCTATAGCTATTTGCAACTTATCAAACAATTCTTGTCCTTCAGTTGCTATTTCGTCCGATTGACCTTGTATTCCCAGTGCAAATCGTTTACAATCAAGTTTGTACCGATCTAAATCTTGTATTCTTGAGAACATAAACATAACTCCATTTTATAGTATACTTATTTTAGATCTAGTTAAATAGTTGCAACCCTGGAGAGCACATGAACACAGATAATATAGAAATCAATGATTGGAAAGAAGAGCTAGAGGAAAAAGACATTATTTCCACAGCATGGCAAGCTGAGTTTTTTGGCCCGGATGAAAAAATTGAAAACGAAGAAGAGTTAGCCGAGTACAATGTACATGTAATTTACAAAAATTCTAAAAGTTTCACTTGGTATTATCCACAAATTAAATCAGCACTGCTATCCGATGCTGTGAAAGAATTTGTAGAGTTTAATGGAATTACTGATGCAACCGCAGACGATATTGAAGAATTAAAAGCATTTTTCTTTCACTATATACGATTTGTTCAGTTCGATGTGGATCTCGAATCCGACGGCCCAACTGAATTTGAACCTGAAGGTATTAATGAAGAATTCGGCGATGAAGACTTAGAAGATATTGTTGACGAGTTAAAAGAAGCCGGAATGGAAGACAAGTTTGGCGACGCAAACAAGCCACAACTACATTAAATCAACTACATCAAAGACTGTTTGTAATTTAGTACGAATAGTCTTTGAACTAAAACTATTGCGCAATCCTTGATGTAAGGGTTTAGGAGCACGATCTACAGTACTCCATGCCCATGCACTATGCTCATCGCTTAGTATAGGAACAAACTCAGTTTCTATGACACACAAATATGTATGAAAATTAAAGACTCTATCATTACTAACAAATGTTTCTAATGGTAGAGTTTTTATTATTTTAGGAATACTTCCTATTTCTTCAGTAATTTCACGTTGTAAACCTTGCCATGGAGTTTCTCCTATGACATTTGTACCACCTACTAGCCCCCAAGTACCGGCGTGTTTACCTTCTGCTTTTTGTAGCAAGAGAAATCTGCCTGTAGTTTTTGCATAAAACAATGCACCGCTACAAACAATAGGGTCTTTTATAGTACTAGTTTCCATTGATCTGCCGTATATTCACCTTCGTAGCTCTTGACCCAGGAAACTCCGTTCCATAAGTATTGAACTCCAGTGTATATATTCGTTTGCCAGACCATGGTCTCGGTAAAGTGACTGTGCGAAAACACCACACGCCACGCAGAGCCAGTCCACTCTATGATATCGTTAGCATAGGCCACTAGTGTGCCCCATTCTGTTGCAGGATGAGTGTTGTTAATATTGCCTATATCATCTACTAACAAGTAACGTGTTCCTGCACTAACCTCACCTGGATTATAGGTTAACGGATTAATAATAGCATCAAATGTTCCTGTACTATTAGGTCTGTAACTACCAGCGGCATCGTATCCAACAGCAGTATCAATTTTACCAGTGCTGTCAATACCGGTATTGCTAGACAATGAATCTGGGTTCCAATTAACACTTAGTTTAGTTTCATCTAGTGGATTAATTGCAAATGTACCTACTACATAACTGCCATTCGGCTGTTCTAAATATATCATACTGCTACCAGCAACATAAGTACCACCGCTATTAATTAAAAATTCTTGCCAGCTTAGTGGAACTCCTTGGCGAACTGGAGCAGGATCTGGAGTTGGTTCGTTTGGATAAACGCTTTCATGTGGATTCAGCAATAATACACTAGATCCCATAACTTCAATATTATTATTCCCAGCAACCGTAACAATTTTTTCTAGCATCGTGCTGAGAGTGGTAGTAGGAGGAGTAGGATCGCTACCCAATCCGTCAATATAAGTTCCGCTAGTAGTAGATCCTTGTTGAATACTTGTAATAATTTTTGTAATAACACCGAGATGTTTTACTTTTGCAGGCGGGCTAATCCATACAGGACTATCTACAGTAATTGTAGCAACGCTAATTGGAGTGTCGTTGCCTACCGGAACTGTACGACTATCCCAAGCAATATCATTCAAATTTAATACACTTAAACTGGTCCAATCAATATAGTTGTCAGTAGTTTGTAGTTCTAAACTAGGATTAAACAAGACTAATATTTGTTCTAATAATTGCAATTTTTGTTCAGTGCTAGCAGTCCAAATGTCTACTTTCATAGTAAGTTTGAACGGAGTTGGCATTAATCGCTCAACGGTATAGTTTCTACCGTTATCTTGATTGTAAATTATTTCACCGTATGTTGGGCTACCTGGTACGCTATCTACTTGTGTTCCACGTTCTCTAACATGAATTTTACCTACATAACTAGAATCAGACAATCTTTCACGGTCCAATGCAAATGAGCTAACATACACACTAATACGCGGTATGCTGTTAACTTTGTTTTCGCTGTTTTGTCTAATAATGCTGGCCACTTGACGATCGGCATCGCCGTACATGACTGGAACACGCACTAATGTACCGTCGCCGTACTTGACTACAAAATTACTAAACACACGAATAGTTTGTGTGATGTAACGTCTTACTTGCCCGTCATAAAAAAATTCCATTATAAATCTGCCCTTGGTCTAAGTGCTTTGCTAAGTCCTTGTTTTTCAGCTACTCTACTGTTGTAGAATGTGATATTCCATTGACCTGCAAACGGTATTGTTTGTTGTACTGTGTTAATGACTGGTAATGTAATACGTAATTTGGTACTAGCTATGCCATTCAACGGATTTACATTGGTGTATGTACTTAACATTGTAGGATATGTTGCAACTGTAAATTGCAATGTGTTTGTTTCAAATTTAAGCACCAGGTACAATCCAGTGACTGTTGGATCAATAGTAGTGTCAATAACACTTTGTCCAACAGTAAGTGTAATATAATCAGAAGTTATATTAGTAGTTGGAGGATTTGCAACAACAGCTTCAAAATATGTATAGTTATCGTTGTTAATGAATCCTGTTTTTAGTGTATTTCTAGTATCGTTATTGGTCATGTTCATACGTACTGAATCTTCTACAGCGATCCATGCACTACTTTTAATGTCAAACTTATAAAGTCTATTAGGTAAAAAATCTACACGCAAAAAGAAATCATTATCTTGTGGGTTAGTGGGAAATTGGATACCAAATCCAAAATCATATCCATTATCTGGAAATCCGTTACCTAACAAATAGCCTGTATATCCGCTACGTTGCGGAACACTATTAACACTTGCGGCATTGGTGCTAGTACTGCCACTGCTGGCCAGCGTTGCGGCAGTGTCTGCTGTTTGTAATATTGGCTTGCCTGTATCAGCATCGGCCGCTAGTGTGTAAAATTGTCTAGTTTCATAACCACTCTTTGGAGCGTCAATTTCTGCTTGTTGAACAATAGCGTCATTAATAGCAAGTTCTTTGCCGTGCATACTTAATAAATCTCGTAGAGTTTTACCACTTGCATCTGCATCGCCATTGGCATCTTTGGCCGGCTGATCAAATATATCGGCAAATTGCTGGCTATCTGTAATCTTCTTAATTTTTAATCTGTATAGATGCGGATACCACGTAGCACTAAATCCTTCACTAGCACGGCCTACATCTTCAATAACATAATATCTTGGTAAACTAACGTCATAATCATTTAACGCAAAA